GGCAGTAGGCTATCAGTTTGCTGCCCCCTATAACCGTCCTCGGTGCTGCAACACCGGGGGCGGTTTTTTACTTTTGGTGAATTGTACTTAACATTTTCGATGATGCCACGACCTTAATGAATTTTATAGTATGTTTGACAGACTTTCCATCAATATCGGAATCAGATAGGACCTTGTGGTAGTAAGTGGACATTATGTGAAATTTCCTTGAACTTCATTTATAATCGCTTCGGCAGAGAACCACCATTTATCACCAGTAATATCATGCAAAAGTGCTGATAGATTTCGGTTGATCCTTAGTTCGTAAAAATCTTCCGGTGAAAAGCAACCTTCATCACTCGGTAGCAGAACATCGTGGTTTTCTTTTACTTTTATATAGGTTTTTAGAGCGCCTTTGATGTCTTCAAGGACAGCCTGACTATCATAAATTGATTTAAGCAAATCATCTTTTTCGCTTTCATTGCAGGTATCCGAATTGAATATTTGATAATGGAGCCCGGATGCAATGACAGCGTAGTTAAAGTACAACATGTTCATTAGGAGATTGCGAAAATTTCTTTCTAAAAGAAACGTGTTTAATGCATCCGAAGCGTGAAAAGAATCTTGCAAAACAGAGATAGCGTCCTCGGATAGTCCGGTTATTTCGCATGCCTTTTGAATATCAACATCCGGAGTTTTTAGTGCTGCAAGCCCTAAAAGATAATCTGCGCTTACTCCGAAGTACTTTGACAACTTAGCAAGATTTTCAATGCTTGCTGTTTTGTTGTCTGACATCCATTCGGATAAGACGCCGCTTGATACGCCTATCTGTCTACTGATCTCGTCATGGCTCAGACCTTCACTCTTTTTTATTTGAACCAAGTCTGATAATCGGTCTGCAAATGCCTTTGTTGTTGGTGTTGAAACTCGTGGCGGTCTTGCCATATCTATGTTCCTCTTTTCTGCGAAGATATTTTGTAAAATCCTCTCTAAAATAAATTAGAGTGAAATATCGTTTTTATGAAATACCTGTGCTATAATACGAATATCAGAGAAGAAAAATATTTAATTCTTCACAGATATGTTACCTCTTGTAAGGGAAAAAGTCAAGGGTAAAGGAGGAAAAGAGAATGAAAATGAATTGCGATATCAGAGCTGCGATGGCAAGAAGCGATTTACGGCAGTACCAAATTGCAGCAGCTCTCGGGATTTCGGAATCGAGGTACTCTTCTAAGTTGCGCAAAGAGCTACCGGATGAGGAAAAGGCTAAGATTTTTGAGGTTATCGAACAACTGTCACGGGAGGCGATTTGATGAAATCTTTGGCATATACACCGACGGCATTGGCTGCGGCAATGGGGGTTAGTAGACCGACAGTCTATCGGTGGATGCGTTTGCCGGGCTTCCCCGTTGTTCGGCTTGGTAACTGTGTAAGGATTCCAGCAAAGGCTTTTGAAAAATGGCTTGAAGATCAAATGGAGACAAACTGATGGCCGGAGGGAAACAACCGGGAGTGATGCTCTATTTCACTTTGCGACCGGGGCTAAAAGCCCTGTCTCTTGAAGAAAAGGGGATGCTTTTGGATGCGATTTTCAGCTATGGTGAAGACGGGATAGAACCGGCTTTTAATAGCCCTGCTCTGGCCATTACATGGGGGTTTGTTCAACCTCTTTTGGACGCAGATAAACAGAGATATCAAGATCGCTGCAAAAATGCCCAAAAGGCGATAGAAGCAAGATGGAATCGTGTTCGAGAGAATACGGACGTATACGAACGTATACCTTTGAACGAAGCGTATACGAATCATACCAATTCAATACATTTCAATTCAAATCATTCTCTCGTTCCGCCTCCCGCCGGAACGAAGAAACCGAAGCAGGTTTTTGAGCACGACTCACTTCCGTACCGCGCTGCGCGCTGGCTCGCGGATCAGATCGAAGAACGCTTGCCGAATTGCACAGCGCATTCAGAAGCGACCTTGCAAAGCTGGGCGGCGGACTTTGACAAGTGCCACAGGCTGGACAAGCATAGCTGGGAGGACATTAATGCGGTTTTGCAGTTTTCGCAGTCCGACTCATTCTGGCAGAGCAACATCTTGTCGGGAGGCAAGTTTCGGAAGCAGTTTACTCAACTCTTGGCGAAGATGGGAGGCGAAACGTGATGCAGGATACCTCGGCTCTTGAATACTCGCTGGCCGCAACGGTCTGTCTTGAACCAAAACGTGTCTTACAACTTCGGCAGATCGTGAGCGTCGAGGACTTCTCTATTTCCGCCTGCGCTATGGTCTTTGACGCTGCCGATAGCGCAGTATCACGCGGCAAGGCGTTTGATGTAAACATTGCCGCCGATGGTCTCCGTGGTCTTGTGGACGATCCCCGGCAGTTTCTTGCCGATTGTATCGACCTAACGCCAACACTCGCAAACGCGGAGGAATATGCCCGCCTGCTACATAAACACGCAGCGGAAAAGCGGTTGCGCGATGGTGTGCTTGCGGCGCTCGATGAAGAGAATCCGGCGACAGCGATTGCCGAACTCTGTAAGGCACATCTCCTTGACAATGCGGGCGGACGGCTGAAAAGTGTCTCGCAGGCTCTTACAGAGACCTTGCGGAGCCTTTCAGCACCGGAGCAGTCCCGTATCGATACGGGGTTCCCAAAGCTGGATAGCGTCTTGAAGGGTTTCGAGGGCGGACAACTCATCATCGTCGGTGCTCGTCCGGGTGTCGGCAAATCTGCGTTCTTGCTTGATATCGCAGAAAGCGCAGCCAGAGCCGGGAACGAAACGCTTTTCGTTTCGCTGGAAATGAGCGCGTCTGAACTGACCGAGCGCTTACTTGCGCGCCGCAGTATGGCGACAATGGATAACCTGATCGACCGCGACCTGAACGATGAGACGTGGACGGATATTGCAGCCGTGTCGAATCGGCTGGAACGTTTGCCGCTTCATTTTTGGGACAAGCCAGCCGTGACAGTGAGCAAAATTCGAGGTGCGGCGGCGACCATTCAAAATCTGCACTTGATCGTCATCGACTATCTCGGCCTGATGCAGGCCGACCGCCGTGCAGACAGTCGAAATCTTGAGCTCGGACAGATCAGCCGCGACTTAAAAAACCTTGCTTCCGAGCTGCAAATCCCCATCGTCGCAGCAGCACAGCTCAATCGAGGTGTCAACGATACAGATCGCCCGACGCTGCTTTCCCTGAGGGATTCGGGGGAGTTGGAGCAAAACGGCTCGAAGGTGCTGTTTCTCTGGCGCATTGACGATTCTGGTACAATCGGGGTTTCTGTTGCCAAAAACCGCCGCGGGCGGCAGGGTGTTGTGCAGATGACCTTTGACGGCGCACATCAAAAATTCACCGAGCTTTCGGAGCCGTACCGCGAGCCAGAGAAAAAACGCCGGGGCGGATTTTTGGAGGGTGGCACATGAATATCGGAGGAGAGAAGAAAGAAAAGATGGTCAAAATTCAAATTTTATGGCGGAGGATTTATGACTATCTTGGAAGCGTACAGCATTCTAAAATCAACCAAGCCCGCGCGCTGTGAGCGTGACCGCTACCGTCAGCGTGATGAACTGCAACACCTGCTTATCCCGCACCTGCCCGTCGATGACCGTGATAAATTCGAACGGGCGCTAAACAATCATTTCAGACTTTAATACTGAGAAAGGACAAGAACCATGAACGAAAACAAGATCATCCAGATTATCCCTGCCCCTGCAAATATGCTTTACGCATTCGAGGACGGCAAGACGTACCCTGTCGCCTGCCTCGCGCTCGTCGAGCTGAGTAATGGCGACCGCGAAGTCCACGCGATGGCCGCAATCAATGGCGGCCCCATCGAGGACGTGAGCGATAGCGGCGCGGTTCTCGTGCACGTATGAAAAAAGCCCTCCCCAAACGGGGAGAGCGGCTCTTGTGGTGGATCCGATTTGTCAATTCTGATTTTACCACAGGAGGAGCGGATATGCAAGCGAAACCACTTGCCACACAGAATAAGCGAACAAGCGAAATTGCAGAAGCGGTACAGGCTGGCAAGGCGGACATTCTAAGCCTTTGGGCGGCGGTTGAACGCTTTGCATGGCAGCAGACCTTGAGGTGGGTACGGGCAATGGAAGGTCGCGCAGGTGTCGAGGAAAGCGACCTTCTGCAAGTGGCCTTTATCTCCCTCATGGACACGCTGCCGACATGGGATGTGAACAAGGGTGAATTTCTTACGCTGTACGGCATTAAGCTCAAGGCGGAGTTCACAGAAGCCTGCGGGCAGCGAACACAGCGGACGCGATGTGACCCCATCAACACTGTTTGCCGGTCGATGGACGAGCCGATAGGCGACGAGGACAGCGACCTGACGCTTGGTGATGCGATTGCCGATGAAGCGGCGGCAGAAGCCTTTGAGGATATCGAACAGCGGGATTTTCGACAGGCCGTGCAAGCGGCGCTTGCACAACTAACAGATGCACAGCGCGAGGCGATCATCGGTGAATTCTGGTTCGGACGAAAGCCAGACCCAAAGTTGAGGCGGGAAGCAGTACGATCCCTGCGGCATCCGCGGATTCGCAAACCGCTGATGGAGTATTACTAATAAAAAACACTGAAACGTCAGATAAAGCAGAGCCGGAAAGGGGGCTTTTCAAACTTTGGCAAAGAAAATTCGAGACGAGACCATTATTGACGCGCTTTTGATCTCCGCGACGGTGCGGAGCGCGGCGGCAAAGCTCGAGATCAACGAGCAGACGATCTATCGCCGAAAACGCGACCCTGAGTTTATGCAGAAGTATAACGAGGCACGGCGCGAGCGAACCGAAGCGGCGCGTAACGTGCTGCAGGAGCGGGCGCACGCCGCGGCGGATACGCTGGCAACGATCATGCAGGATAACGGCGCTCCGGCACAGACGAGGGTGAGCGCTGCCGCTGAGATCCTTCGTCAGAATGTTCGGTATACGGAAATCACCGACATCATGCAGAAGCTTGACGCGCTGGAACGATGGAAGGAGGAGCAGGAGCGATGAATAACCTTAAAGCCCGCATCGCAGCCCTTGAACGCTATCAACGCGGCCTTGCCCCGTCAGGCGTTGCCCTTGTCATCCTTGAAGAAAACGACACCTGGGCGGCGCAATACGGCAAAATTCGCAGCAGTTTCCCCACGCAGACAACAGCGCTGCATTTTGTCCACCAACACGCGCCGCAGAATACACCTACTATCATTATAGATCTATGAGAAAGGATTTTTTTGAACATGGAATTAAATGCAAACATTGAAACTCGTGAGAGCACCCGCGAGAAAGCCCACGCCGCTTTGGGGCTTGACCTGAGCAGCGCCCTTGACCTTGTGAGCCGTAGCGACTATGACAGCGAGGAGGCCTATCTGGACGCGGCGACAAGGGCTGAACTGGAACGCAGCAGCCCCGAGTATCGATCTATCCGCAGCCGCCTGAAAGCTGAACTGCGGCAGCGCACGGAGCAGGAGGAGCGCAAAGCGCAGGGCGAGGCATATAAGACGATCCGCGCCGGTGTGAGCCTCGACAGCGTAGATCGGAAGGACATCGACACGGAGGCCGCAGGCCTCGCCCGCCGCGACCTCGCAGCCGGACGCATTTCCGCTTCTGCGCTGGGCGCAACGATCGAGCAGTACGCGCGTGATCTGAGCGAGAAGAGAAAAGACAGCAAGGCCAGCAATGCCCTTTTCAACGCCATGTTACGCGGGCAGATGTAACAAGAACATATTGCAAAGGAGAACTAAATTGTGAATTACAAAAACAAGGTCTATACCACCGTCACCGACTATATGGCGAAGCTGTCCGTTCTGGACGAAAAAGAGCGCGAGATCAACAAGCAGGTGCAGATGGAAACCCTCGCCCGTGTTACCGCAGAACAGCAGCGCGAAGAGCTGAAAGCTCAGCGCAGCGCCGCTTATACGGAGGCTATTCATGAGATCGAACATATCCGCCGCAGCCATTCCAAGGCCGTGGACAAATGGAACGAGCTGGACGGCTCTAAATTGAGCGACGACGCGAAGCTTCTGGAAATGGATCTTCCCATGAATCAGGTGCAGTTTCAGCAGCTTTGCACCAAGCACAAGGACAACAGCCTGATGCTTTCGCTGCTTTGCCAGTATGCCGATAAACACAGAGATTCCGACCTTTACGCCGACCGCCCCGCCGATGCTGCGACCCGCAAGGCCAAGTTTGACGACTATGCCGCCCGTGCAACCAATGTTTGCCGTGAGCCGCAGAGCATCCGCGCCGGACTGTTCCTTGAAAACAACAGCGTTCCGGCATCCGTCAGCTACGAGTATTAAGGAGGGAAAAAATATGGCAGAACTGAAATTTGAAACCGGTGTGCAGGAATACACCGTGCACGGCGTTAAAGGAGATGTGATCATTCGATTCAACCCGACTGACGGCGCATTTATCCAGCGTCTTTACAATGCGTTTGACACACTGGACAAGAAGCAGGATAAATACGCATATGAAGTGCAGAAGTGCGGCGACCGCGTTGAGATTTTCAACATTGCCGACCGCCGCGACAAGGAGATGCGCGAGATCATTGACGGCCTTTTTGAAGAGCCGGTATGTGACAGCATCTTTGGCAGCATGAACCTTTATGCGATGGCGGACGGCCTGCATGTATGGACAAATTTCCTGCTTGCGCTGATGGATGAGACAGACAGCGCCTTTGCTCGTGAGCAGAAAGCCACGAATCCGCGCATTCAGAAGTACACGGCAAAGTATCGCCGATGAATTGGGGCTTGCCTACCTCCGTCGAGATCGGCGGAGAGAGCTATGAGATCCGCACGGACTTTCGCGTTATCCTCGATATCTTCGTAATGCTGAGTGATCCTGATTTGAGCGGCACTGACCGCGCAGAGGGCATCTTGCAGATGTTCTATGTCTCGCCTGAGGATATCCCGCCGCAGCATTTGCAGGAAGCTGTAGACCGTTTTACATGGTTCCAGAACGGCGGGCAGGAGACGGACAAGAAGAAATCGCCGAAGCTGGTTGACTGGGAGCAGGACTATCCGTTGATCCTCCCGCCCATCAACCGAGTATTCGGACAAGATATCCGCGGAATCCCTTATGATGCGGAGACCAACACCGGGGGCGTCCATTGGTGGACGTTCCTCGGTGCGTATAACGATCTCGGGGACTGCACCTTTGCGCAGGTCGTGCGCATCCGCGACAAAAAGGCGCGCGGCAAGACGCTTGAAAAGGATGAACGCGAGTGGTACCGCAGGAACAGCAATATCGTGAATATGAAGCGCAAACTCAGTCAGGAAGAAGAAACGACTATTTCTAAGTGGCTGGGAGCGGGAAAGGAGTGATTAAATGGCAAATGCTGACGGCAGCGTGATCTTCTCGTGCGACTTGGATTCGACCAAAGCACAGAAGAAGCTCAGTAAGCTGCGTGATAAGATATCCGAACTGAATGGCGAGCTTGAAAAGGAAACGGGCAATAAGCTGAACCTTGAAAAGCAGCTCGACGCCGCATCTCAGGCGGCAAAGGTGACGGGAGAGCGCGTAAAGGCACTGAGGAAAGAGGTCGAGCAGCTGAATGACCGCGAATGGATCCAAAAGCAGGGCTTTACACAGAACGAATATCAGGCCAAAGTGCTCGACCGCCGCGCCGCTGCGGAGGCGGAGCTCAAACAGCAGGAAGCGCTTTTGCACACGCAGACGAAGGAGGTCAAAACGCTTTCGACTGCTTACGAAGAGACGACCGCCAACATCGACAGCATGACGGTAAAGCTCGACAAAGCAAAGGTCGCTGCCGGTGAGATGATTGCCAACGTGGAGCAAGAGCGCAAGGAGCGCGAGGCGGAGAATTCCGCGCTTGCCAAAGCGGGCCAGTATGCCGCGCGTTTCAGAGATCAGGTCAAGAGTTTAGCGCGCTCTATGCTTGTATTCTCAGTCATCACGGCGGCGCTCATGGCGCTACGCAAGCAGATCAAGGCGGCTATTGCGACCAGCGCAGAGGCATCCGACGCTTTTGCCCGCCTCAAAGGTGCGCTGCTGACGCTGGCCGCGCCTTTGATGGACGTACTCATTCCGGCGCTGACGTGGCTAATGAATCTGCTTGCGGCCATTGTGTCGGAGATCGTGACGATCATTTCGATTCTGAGCGGTAAGTCAAAGAAGAGCATGGAGGCATCGGGCAAAAACCTCTACAAAGAGGCCGCCGCCATTGACGCGACCGGCAAGGCGGCAAAGGAAGCGACAGACGCGCTCGCGGCGTTCGATGAGATCAACAAACTCAGCACGACAACGTCCGTTGGCGACGGTGGCGGCGGAGCATCCGCCATTGCGCCGGACTTTGATTTTGACGAAGGCCCCATGATGGAAAAGCTCGACAAGGTGTTCCAGAAGATCAACGATATCTTTAAGACCATCCGCGCGGGGCTTGAGATCGTCGTGGATGACCTAAAATGGAGCTTTGACAAGAAAGTTATCCCCAAGAGCAAGGCAACATGGCTGACCGTTTTAACGGTGCTGCTCGGTGCAACGCTCGGCGCGGCGTTCGGCGGCATCACGGGCGGCGTCATCGGCTTATCCCTCGGTGTGCTGCTGGGGCTGTACCTTGTGGGCCTTGACCCCGAAACATGGAAAACCGAGATGGACGCAGAGGATGCGTGGATCGTGGTCATCACGGCTTTGCTCGGTGCGCTGCTTGGCAGCGTGTTTCTTGGCATCACCGGCGGCGTGGCTGGTTTCAGCCTGGGCGCGATCCTCGGCCTCTATCTCACCGGCTTTGCAGAGGGGGACGAGGAACACGGCGGCAAATCGCAGCTTCTTTCCGAGTTGATCGTCGTGCTGTGCGCGCTGCTTGGCGCTGTTATCGGCTCTATCGTGACGCCGGGCGTCGGTACAGTCGTCGGCATGGGATTAGGCCTGATTCTCGGACTGAGCATTTACAGCGTCCGCAAAGACCCGAAGAAGGGCACGCAGCGGCTTGTCAGCATCGGGCGCAGCGTACTTCTTGGACTGCTGGCCGGTGTTCTTGGCGTTGGCCTTGCAGCGCTTGGTATCGTCAGCGCCGGTACGGCGTTCATTATCTCGGCGGCGATCGGTCTTGCGCTGAAATTCTTCGTCGACAGTGTGGACGATTCCAAAGTCAGAAAGGCAACGTCCGGCTTTACCGGCACGCG